GTTATACCCCCAAGCGTATGCTTCACCACCAGTATAAACAGCACTACTATTACCAAACCCGCTAAACTGCCCAGCACCATACTTGTTCAAAGCCTGTGCGGCGAAGGTGGTGGTGCCACCGGCAGTGAGCGTGACAGACACAGTGCCTGCGGCAGATGCTGTACCTGTAACCGAAGTACCATCACTCTGCTTCGCAGTCACTACATACGAATCAATGGCCGCCCCACCCGTATCCGCAGGTGCAGAAATCGTGACATCCGCAGTCAGAACACCGGCAGATACACTATCAACCGTGGGTGCATCGGGTGTCTGGAATGGGTCCGTGATCCCCGAGCCTTTGAATCCTGATGTTCCTGCCACTTTTATACCACCTTAAACAAAGCCATTTGATTAACACGGTTGCCGTCTACTTGTCCCCAATTAGTCTCTGAACCAACTTGGACTGGGGAGTTGTATGACGTTTCATCTAAACTACCTTGCCCGATTTGACCGTAAAACTCATTAGATCCCCAAGCCCATAAAGTGCCGTCTGTCTTTAAAGCAACACATGATTGAATACTAGCTGATGCTGTATCCGAACTTACAGAGGACCAGTTTGTTAACGCTCCAATTTGAACCGCACCACTTCTGGATGCCTGAAATCCGTCACCTATAACACCGTCATTGCCTCTGCCCCATCCATACAACTTGCCATCTGTTGTAATGCCGTGCTGGCCTTGGTAATGGGCGTGTAAAGACAACCAGCTTTCAGTGCCTGCCGCACCATAAGTTGTTTTTGTTGGGGTAGTGCGAGTTCCAGAGGTCACATTATCAGCTAAAGCACCGTAATCCCTTGACCCCCATCCATATAATTCGTTAGCGTCAGAAACAGCCATACCGGCAGTGTGACTCACTGAAAAATCAATCCAAGTAACCCCGCTTCCAATGTTTACGGGAGAAGACCTATCTGCTGTGCTACCTTGGCCTGTAGCGTAATAAGTTGTGCCGTTTCCCCAAGTCCACAAAGTACCGTCAGTCTTTAAAGCGCAAGCCCATCGGTGCGTATTAGAGTGTTGAACTTTTTGCCAGTTAGTCAGCGCACCAATCTGTATTGGCGAAGAAAAAGTACCGTCACGAACGCCTGTACCACTGTCGCCGTCGTCAGAAAAACCGCCAATAAAAAATAATTTTCCATCACGAACACCAAAAGAACAGTTGGCATCTGTGAACGCAAAAGTCCAGCCAGTCTCTGCCCCAACTTGCACAGGTGAGGATCGGTCTATTGCGTCGTTTAGGCCAAGTCGGCCATTATTGTTTTTACCCCAAGCCCACAATGTTCCATCTGTTTTAATGGCAAATATCGCACGACTATTTTCTGAAGCAACAAAAGACCAATTATTATCGCCTCCCACCTGAACCGGAGAGCTAAAATTGTTTCCTGCAGTGCCGTCGCCTAGCACTCCGTCCTGTAAATATCCAAAACCATAAATGTTTTGAGATGAAAACACATCAAAAGAATCTGTATATTCAGAAACCTGACCCGGACCGTATTCACTAACTGCCTGTATACGAGCAGTATTTCCGGACCCTCCAGATATAGATACTTCTATAGGAGAGGAGCTTCCTGTGTTAGTTGCCGCATTTCCACCGGAATCAAGAACTGTTGCAACATACGAAGTAATTGTCCCTGCCCCTGTGTCTACGGGAGCATCAAAAGACAAACTTACAGAGTTAATGTCTGCAGAAGTCGTAATGTTTGTAGGTGCATCTGGGGCGTTGAGCGGATCAAATCCACCAGAAATAATTCCACCGGGACCTTTAGCCACGGGCTACTCCTTACGAGATTTCTTCGTATGAAACAACAACCTTCAGGTCATTCGCTGTGCCAGCAGTTGCGCCGATTGACATGTCTTCTTCCAAGTACAGTGATGTGTTCTTGTCAATCACAACAAGTGACGCATCCGCAGGAACAGAAACTGTGCTAACAAGCTCAGTGGCTGTACCGCCAATGTCATCTTCGCTGTATACAGACACCGTGATGTCGGCGGCTGATGTTCCATCCACGTTTGATACAACTAAGCTATTGATTTTAAACACCTTACCGGAAGCGGCGGCGTTTGACACAACAGCAGTTGCCGAAGTTGTTGTCAAGCTAACCTGATCTGTTTTACCAGTAATGGTAGTGACGTTTACAATATTAGGTGCGGCCATTATTTAATCCTCTTAACCAAACACTATGGCCATAGCGATGGCCTTACCAGTTGAAATACCTGCACTTCCAAACGAGATGGTACCAGCACCATTCGTTACAAGAGCTTGACCATCTGAACCATCAGATGTAGGTAGTGTCAATGCATCTACAAACCCTTGTAAGTTAGAATCGTATGCTAGTACAGTAGAGCCAATGTCAGTATCTACAACGACATTACTGCCACCGTTCTGAAGTGTTCCAGTAAAGTTTGCTGTTACATCATCGTACTTAGCTGTATCTGCGTCATAACCCTGTACTGTTACACCTATATCAGTGTCTAGGACAATCGTAGTACCTAAGTCACTAATCTGTGCTTCAGTAACTGAAGTTGCTGTTGGTGCAACATCAACCCATGCAGATCCTGTATAGACCTTCATCTTATTATCAGAAGTATTGAAATAGATTGCACCTGTTAATAGTGCATCTCCATCATTATCTAATGCAGGGTCTGAAGACTTCTGCCCTAAGTAGCGATCATCAAAATTATCATATGAGGTTGCCGCATTAGAGGCCGATGTAGCCGCCGCTGAAGCACTGTTACCTGCATTCGTTTCAGATGTACCTGCATTCGTTTCAGAGATGGCCGCCGCCGCCGCACTGTCAGCCGCAGAGGTTGCACTACCTAAGATAGAATCTACGTACGCCTTACGTGTTAAATCATCGTCTGTAGTTGGAGTTGCAGTTGACGTTACCTTATTAGAACCCATGACAAGGTTGCCAGAAAGGGTGCCACCGGATAGGTTCAACTTGAGGTTATCTGCAGTGTCTACATAGGTCTTAGTAGCGGCATCTTGAGCAGAGGTAGGATCACCCATACCCGTAACTTTGTTAGTGCCCATTGCAATAGCACCTGTCATGGTGCCACCAGCTAATGGTAATTTAGTCGCAATAGAATCAGTTACGGTAGTAGCAAAGTCTGCATCATCACCTAACGCCGCCGCTAACTCATTTAAAGTGTCTAAAGCGGCAGGGGCTGAATCTACAAGAGCGGCTACTTCTGTATCCACGTAGTTCTTAGTAGCGGCATCCTGTGGATTAACAGGATCTGTGACGTTAGCGATGGTGGTACCAGTAACATCTAAAGTGCCATTGACAGTAACATTGTTAAATGTAGACGTACCCGTTGCGGCAGTGACATTACCAGTAACAGCACCAGTCAAGTTGCCCGTGACGTTGCCTGTAACATTACCAGTCAGGTTACCTGTAACATCCCCTGTTACATCGCCAGTAAAGCCAGTGTTGGCAGTGATGGTTGTCCCTGTAATTGCACCGGCAGTTGAGCCACCAATCACAGCACCATCTACTGTGCCACCATTAATATCAGCAGAAGCAAGAGTTGCTAATCCACTGGTAGTGACTGTTGTGAAAGAACCTGCGGCAGGAGTAGAGGCACCAATGATTGTACCGTCGATGTTTCCACCAGTGATTGTGACTGCGGCAGAGACAAGCGCATCAATGTTGGCTGTACCGTCTATCCAGAGGTTCTTAAACTCAGCACCTAATGCACCCAGATCAATATCATCATCTGTGACAGGTACGATTGCACCGTCTTGGATGCGGACTTGTTCTACTGCGGCACCGCCAACTTCTGCGTAAATAGAGACACGGTTGTTGCTTGTGTCTACGACAACTTTGTTATTGCCATCTGTGTCTGCAATAAGACCGATGTAAGCACCTTCAGTCGAAGTGCCATCGTGATTGTGACCGCCAGAAAATGCAAATGCATCTCGCAGTGCGTTGAATTCAGCGTTTAGTGGTGCGGCTTTGACTACCTCACCTGAAATAATATCTGCTACGGATTGTCTGCTATACCCAGCCATTTACCTGCGATCTCCATACCCAAACAATAGTACGAATCCTTGGATTGCGTGACTAGCATTTGTATCGTTGGTTACGTATTTAATTGCAATTGATTGCCCTGATCCTGAAAAGGATGTTTTTTCTACAGGAGACGGATTACCATCAAATATCGCCCCTGAGTCATATGTTGCTTCGTTATAGTATGCCGCCGCACCACGTGTTGTGATATCGTAGTTCGTAGGGTTTAGTACGTTGACATCTTCATAGTCATATACAACACCTAATACGATATCTGAGTCACCTTCAGCTTTCAGATATGTAGACAGCTTTAAGAAGTTCTTACGCAGTTCTGGATCACCGAAGTGGTAAAACGGAGTCTGGAACAAAGAAAAAATTTCATTGCCATCAAAGCTAGTACCAGATTCCTGTCGGTACACCTTACCGTCTAAATCCCCGTGAACGACAAACTCGTACTGACCAATGTATCCTGAGTCAGCGGCTGTTGCGGTAATACCTAACAACTGACCAAACTCAAATCCAATGCCACCATTCTGTTGCTGACGCAGTGCCCCAATCACACCCTGCGATTCTGAAGCACCAAAGAAAATTCTAAACTGTGACTTCTGCCGTATGACTACTGCATTCAGATCATCTAAGTCGTTGTTCAATACAACGTCGTTAAACAAGGACTGCACGTTCTTAGATACAGTTTCCAAGTTAACGTCACCAATCTTATCAGTACCAGATACAGGACGAAGTCCGTCAGGTCCGATGAAGAGTAGGTCACCACCAAGCTCAATGACTGAATCAGATGCAATACATCCTAAGTCGTTAGTTACTTGGAGCATTGAAAAGTCAGCGTTACTATTACCTACAATCTTTTTAATGTTATTAGTACCGAAAATGTATAGCTCATCACGGAACGCTTTAATCTGTACAATCTCAAATCCTACATTAATAACACCAGCACCATTTGCTGGGCTGAAGTCTGTCTCGCTAAGAGGAGCAGAATAATATAAGTTGTAAGGGTCTGTGCTGTCACCAGCTAAGAATATGTGAGACTTAAACTCAGTGACGTACTTAGGATTGTTAGGGGCATTAGCATCTGTAATCTGTGTGTACGTAGTGCCATCGTATTTAGCGGCTGGGTTCACACCGTCTACTAACATGATGACTGGACCACTCCAGTTATGCTTAGAAAAACGAACTTTGTTCACACCAGTCATTGTTGGGCTACCTGCTGTAGTTACAGCAACCCATGCAGAAGTTCCAGTGTCCCAATAGTGTAGGTAGTTATTGCCGGATGACGGAGTGCGACATGCTAAGATGCCGTCATTGATTCCATTAAATACACATATGCCTAATACTTTCCCAGTTCCCGGTAAGCTGGGGTATGCTTCAGTGAATCCACTAATACGACGATAACCACCAGTGACAGATGGTTCATAGTTAATGAGTCGTGTTGCACTGCCCGGTGTTAACTCTCCTTGCGAGAGTACATCACGGTTAGTATTTAATCCGCCTTCACAAGATACTTTAAATATCTGAAGATCATCAGCCATTGATTGGGCCAACCAAAGTAGAGGTAAAGCCTACGTTAGGAATGTATGTAGAACGCACATATAAGTTTTCATCATTAAGCAATCTACGCATCATGCGAATACCATCGTCAAACGCTTGCTGATGAACCATGGCACTCTGTTCATTAGAGCGAAAACGCATCATGTACATCATTGCACCGTCAATGACAACATGCTTAAAACGATCCGGGATAATGGCGGTGTCATCAAACGCAGTTAAGTCAGCAGGGTATGACCAATACTTGTACTCAATTTCGTATGCATCATCAGGAAGTGGATGAATACCGAACTTCTCTTCTTGTGTCTGATAAACAACAGTAGGCGTTGTGTAATCACCACTCTCTGCAGTCTCATCAATGTAGCGATACTTTTCTAAGTATTCTGCGTATGAAACAACATTAAGTTTTTGTGGTTGATTATTTTTAGATGATAACTGCTTAATGTACATAGATTCCCAGTCCACTGAAGATGTGTCAGCGGGGAAAGCGTAAACGCCAGTACCGGCAGTTAATGTTTGTGTGTAGGTTGTTAAAGTAAAAGGCCACTCCTGAGCAGATTGCAGGATACGACGAATAGAACTATTAATTGAATCTTTAGCTAACGCTTGAACATTACGCACTGTAGCAAAGTCAGATTGGTCAATAGTGACTTCATTTAATCTGCGAAGTAGCTCATTTGTTAAGTTAAGAAATGTAG